TGTTAATACCCTAGAACATGACCAAGCTATTGAACACTGGGTATGGTCCTTTGGTATCTTGTTTACTCCATTTGGTAAAGAAATTGTTGAAACTTTAAAAAATATGAAATTAAATCAAGTTAGCTATTGACATTCTCAATAGAATAGGTTATATTAGAATCAACAAACAAGGAATATAACATGTCTTACCAAATGACTAATCTAAATACAGACCAATTCATCACTTCAGATGTTGTCTTTTCGTTTCAAAAAGCAATTGCAGATAAATTCAATATGTCATATAATTTTGGCACAACACCCTTTTGGAATTTTGTTTCAGCTGATATGCATATGGATCTTTCAAAAAAATATGATAGCACATACATCGATGAGTCTTTTGACTTCTTGGTTGAGTGTGAAATTGAAGACCGTATGGTTGAAATGTATGATGGGATTGAATAACAGGTTATGATATGGTTAGAGTTGTACACTATGTTGGTATGACTGAAGAAACATACCAACGAGCACGTAGGGTCTTTGGTGGTCCTGCGTACTTTCACCGTCGGATGGACGATCGCGTTATGAGCGAAGTTGGTTCAGAAGACGTTGTAATTTTTGAAGATGAGAGTCGTTGTCCTTATGTATGGGATGCGTCTGCAGTGCCAAGGAGGTATACTGAATGAGTATGCATATGATACGTGGTGTTCAAGTCCACGGCAAGATGAAAAAGAAACTAACACCAAAGGATCGTTTGGCTGCTATCGAGCACGAGAAGTTCCTTAAGAAAATGGGTGTTGGTAAAACTAAAGCTCGGAATACAAATACTATTCCAGATTACGCATCTAAAAATAAAACACCGCTCAGCAATAAAGTTGCTGGGCACGGAGCAGCCAGAGAAAGCACTCAATATACTGGTGACTATATTATAGGTATTGGTCAAATGCATAAGTCTAATGGTGTTCCTATTACACGTAAAGAAGATGCTGTTGCTATAGCAAACATGAGGAGATGATATGAAAACAACATGGGTAGATCCACCTAAAGGATGGGCATATGGATTTCCAAAAGCTTTACCGAACCCTCTGCCAGAACCGTGGAGTTTAAACCTATGGCTTATGTCAGAAGGTTATCCAATGAAAGAGTTTGCTAATTTTGGAGATAACTTTAACGATTACGTGAGAGTGTGGTATACATATGACTGGCAAGATTGAGTTTAATAAACAACCAGATCAAATTCATTTTGAATATCCTATTACTCGAGTTGAAGTAGTTGATAATAATGGAAGGTCATATGTTAAACATAACGTTGAACGTGTATGGCTTTCTTTACAAGATGATAACCAAACTTTAAAAGTAATGGTCACATATGAAGACGAAGAGGAGATATGCATTGATTAAGTGGATAGCTATTACAATTGCAGTTTTGTTGATTGGCTGGTATTTAACTCATATATGGACTGATTGTTTACAGGAACACTCCGTATTTACATGCATGAGGATGTTGAATAAATAACTCTATTACTATGGAGTTATTGCATGTGGCACTACAAGGGTGAGGAATTCACCTCAGAGATGATTGGCGATTATATTGGATTTGTTTATATAATCACTGATGGTTCCAACGATAGAAAATATATCGGTAAAAAGATTTTCAAATCAAAAAGAAAACTTCCACCTCTTAAAGGCAAAACCCGAAAGAGGACCAAAATAGTTGAGTCAGATTGGATGAAATATTATGGTTCATCAGAAGAAGTTAAACTTATGGTTGAGGAAAAAGGCGCAGATAACTTTTACCGAGAGATAATCCACCTTTGTAATAAAAAAGGCGAAATGGGTTACCTCGAACTTTATGAGCAAATAACGCGCCATGCTCTATTAGATGATTCATATTACAACGGCATATGCCAAGCAAAAATCCATCGTAGCCACGTTAAAGGATTAAAATGGCTTATGGATAAAAATAATAGTTGACATTTCATAAAAATTGGTTTATATTAGTATTAATAAGGAATCAATCTATGGAGCATATTATGATTATCAAACGTTCATCAGCATATAGCGGCAAAGTCCGCCAAAAGAATATCCCTGTAGATCCACAGGATTGGGCCATGTATCAAGGTGGCTTTGGATCTATACATGAGGTTATGCCTTATCTTACAAACGAAGACCGTGAATTTATTTTGTCAGGTATGGTACCGTCGGAATGGACAGAGGCATGTGCTGAAATAAGTGCAATAGTGGAAGACACGTTTGCATGATAATTTTATTTAATGGTCCTCCACGGTCAGGTAAAGATGCCGCAGCCGACTATTTTAAAGAAAAAGGTTGGAAACATCTTTCGTTTAAATACCAATTATATAAAGAAACAGCAAAATACTTTGGTGTTGATTATGAATGGTTTATGGAACGTTATGATGATCGTAGTGTAAAAGAAGTTCCACATATGGATCTTGGTCATATGTCTTGTCGTGAAGCAATGATATATGTATCAGAAGAAATAGTAAAACCTAAACGTGGTTTGGATTACTTTGGTAATCAAGTTGCCAATGAAATTGATTTAAACAAAAATTATGCGATTTCTGATGGAGGTTTTGTTGATGAACTTATACCGATTATAAATAAAATTGGAGATAACAATTTCGTACTTGTCCAACTTACACGAGATGGCTGTGACTATTCTACTGACTCTCGGAGATATTTTGATGGCGATGTTCAACAGGAATACATAAATTCCCATCGTACAGAAATAAACAAAAAGTATGTGTTACCTCATAAGTTTAATGTAAAGACTTACAGAGTTCACAATAATTCTACTATTGAATCATTTTATTCAGTATTAGAACAAATACATAAGAAAGAGTTTTATGGAAAAGGATCGCAAAGCAGAGCAGCCTAAAGCGGCAACCAAACCAATATTTTATGAAAACCCCTACGATATAGAAACATTTTATGAAGGCATGAATATAGCAATAGAACATGGAAAAGAATTTCAGTATATTGATAGATTTATCACTCATATGAGAATAGATCCATTACAAGACGTAGCTGATATATCGTTTAAGGTTTTAAACCAAGATTTAAAATTATTAGAATACATTGACTAATTATAAATACAACTGTTGAGAATGAAAAGGAATACATTATGGAAATCAACAAAGAACAAACAATAGCGCAATTGGTCGCAGGACCATGTAACGTAGTCTTTACAAAGAAAAACGGTGATAAACGCGAAATGCGTTGTACACTAGAAGCTTCAATGCTTCCTCCTCAACTTCCACTTGAAGAAGGCCAGGAAAAACAAACACGTAAAGTTAACCCAGATGTTTTAGCAGTCTTTGATCTTGAAGCACAAGGCTGGCGTTCATTCCGATGGGATAGCTTACAATCAATCAATACATAATTTGGAGCTTAATAAATGAGTATGATTCATAAAGGTCATATTGTCGAGTCAGAACTGTCTAAGAACTCAAAAGGCGGAACTGAAATGATGCGAAAACGCGTACTCGATAACGTTGATTCTAACTTACTATCAAATGTGGCAATTCACTTCTCTCGTCCAAGAGAGATACCAGTAGATGTAAAGAACATCATGTATTGCCACGATCTTGCTGAAGATCCAGAAAACGCTATACTAGCAGATGGTGGTTGGAAGAAATTCCATCATTTTGTTTTTGTATCACAATGGCAGCGTGACCAATATATTACGTACTTTAAAATTCCGTATTCTATGTGTACAGTGATTCCAAACGCGGTAGAGAAAGAATTCCTGGCGCCAGAGGACATGAGTCATACAGGTAAAGTACGATTTATCTACCACACAACTCCACATCGTGGATTGGAATTACTATATCCAATCTTTGATGAACTAAGTAAACATCACGACAATATCCATCTCGATGTCTATTCATCATTTGCTATATATGGTTGGGCACAAAGAGATGATCCATACGTTGAGTTGTTTACAGAAATTCATAACCATCCAAACATGACGTATCATGGATCAGTTCCAAATGCTCAAATTATTAAAGCGTTGGAAACTGCAGATGTATTCTTATATCCAAACATTTGGAAAGAAACGTCATGTATTGCTCTTATTGAAGCAATTAAATGTGGTGTGTTATGTATCCATCCAAACTATGGTGCTTTAACAGAAGTATCTGGTGGTCAAACATTAACGTATGATTACAGTGAGGATAATAACTCAAATGCAAACGCAGCATATAGCATTGCTGACCAAGTATTAAATACACAAAAGGAAGATAATCAATTCCTTAAGCGATTTACT